TTAAATAATCTCTTTATTTTCTTGTATCTTTCTACGATAGATTAGGTTATACTTTATATCCTGTATATTCATAGGCGGCAAAGAATCATATAATAGTGACATTTTTTGCTGCCTTTTTTCGGAAAGTTGTAGACGTTGTTTTAAGTAAGATTCATCGTAAGTTTCAAGATATAAATAGCGGCAGAGTTCATTAGCACGAAGACAGTTGTCTATATATTCATTTTGTAGGCGGGTAGTAGACATAGTTTTATAATATTCGACATATTTAGGCATAGATTTAAGGCAAATTTGAGTAGGTAAGAACCAGTATTTTTTAAGGATAGTTTTTTCATTATCTTCAATATGAAATTTATAAGTAGGGTCAAGAACTTGAGCAATAGAGATACGTTTAGAGATAAGTTTACACAATTCAGAGTGAGCATCACGAATCTGTTTAGGTAGTACAACGGAAAGAGTAGGGAAGTAGAGACGGCGGAAGTATCCGGGCATAGTTATAGTTTGAGTATAGCCAGTGAAAGGGTCAGTAGCAGTTATTTTAGTATCATCAGGATGAGAACGATAATGTTCCAGGAATCTACGGGCATATTCAGCACCAAGACCACCATTTTTGCGGGAAGTAAGAAAGAATAGAGAATTTTTACCTTTCGGGGGTAGAAATTGTTTTTTCATGTATTTCATAACATAGGCAATAGCACCTTGTTTACAAGGGAGACAGTAAGCAAAGCCAAGGGATTCCATGATAGGAGAACCATCAGAGTTATATTTACCAGTGAAGCAAGTCCAGCAAGATTCAATAAAGTGTAAGACAGAAGTAATAGTACGGAAGTGTTCAGAATCATTGGGGAAGTTCCAAAGGATCATGTGATAGTGTGGACGTTTAGACTTAGAGCCATATTCACCAACAGCGACATAACGGAGATTATGAGATATATTTAGACGGTCTAATTTTATACGTAGACGTTTGAGGAATAATTGTATTTCCTCTTTAAAGATACCACATTTAGGCAAGTGTTCATTATTGTAAGTAAGTGTAAGAAAGTAGGGCATAGAGGTAGACGTAACATTTTCACAAATAGCACGGAAAGCCCATTCACGGGACTTTTTATCACGGCAAAGTTCACATTTACCACAGGGAACAAGTATAAACATTGGGAAAGTTTCACCAGTATGTTTGTTAACGATATAATAATCATCTATATTATCAGGAGTAACACCAAAGCGATAGGGATTAAATTTCCATTCAGGAAAAGAGTATTTAAAATACTCTGCAATCGAGTTAGTTATAGTAGTATCACCGTTAGGAGTATGATAGGTTTTATATGTAGTAAGTAAGTATTTGAGTTGAGAGTTCCGTATAATAACGGGATTCTCACAATATATTTGTTTCATAAAAGTAGGGGATTAAGCTCACAGAAGGAGCACTTAGGGCAATACGCAACTGAAAGCTAGATTTAAAACGCTCATTTTCAGAGGCGTGTCAGTTGCTCTGTATATATCAAGTTATAGCGGACGATTTTGGAAGAAATCGTAAAAAAGCCGGATAACAATCCGGCTTAATTTACTTAAGATACCCATTTGTACGAATAAGGCACTCACGAATAAATTTAGATTCAGAGTTAATAGACTCTAAATACTGTGCGTTCCAATTGTTTTTAAGAGACAACTCTAAGGATTGTTCACCTAAAACAGCACGAGTAACAGCGGCAGTAGAAAGAGAATCCAAAGCAACAGTAGTATCAGTACGTGTTTTGGAGGTAGAAGCTTGAATACTGGAAATTTCATAAGGCAATAAATCTACAATTTTCTTAGCCTGAATATAATTAAGATTACACTCACTAGCCAACTTTTTTATAGTTGCTTCATTTAATTTAGCATCCATTAAATAACGCAAACGTGAAATAGCCTGATCAGTTTTAAGATTAGAAATCTTTTGGCGTATCTCATCAATAGCAGCACGAGACTCCTGTATACTTTGGTCTATTTGAACACATTCCTTACGTACTTTAGTAATTTGTTCATCAGTCAATTGCATACCTTTTTCAGATACTTTCAATGACATGTTATTCAACTGAACAGTACCAGAGTTAAGAGCATCACGGAAAGCGGCATCAGATTTTAATATCTCATTTTGATAACCTTGACCTTCCGTCTCCTTATCCGTTTTATCGGCTTGACTCTCTGCAAGTTTAGCTTGTGCATTAGTCAAACGAGTTTGCGAAGCTTGAGCAACTATATCACCAATAGTACGCTTATTAGCAAGATTAGAAACGTCAGTAGGTTGAGAACCATCTCCGGAAGTCATTTCAGGAGAAGCAGCAGACAAATTTTGTTGACCGTATATCAAATCAGGATTCAAACCAGCTTGTTTATAACGTACCATTTGACTAGAAGGAGAATTATAAGCATTTTCTCTATTCCATTGGTCAATATTCCAAGAATTTTGAAGTTTAGCTAAATTCAAATTCCAATCACGATTTGCCTGATTTTCACGCCTTTGTTCTGCAATCTGCTTATCTATATTATTATTGCTGGCTAAATTGCCAGCAATAGAAGCAGCAGTACCAAAAATAGCACCTAACATAATTAACCAAATTTACGTTTATCAATTTTATGAGCTTTAAGCACTTTATTTTTGGCAACTTGTTCAAGCTCCCAAAGTTCACACATATCAGCGGAACGCTTGAAAACGGGTTCAACATCCCAAGATTTAGCAACAGAGATAGCGTCACCTTGAAGAAATTGTTTTTCATTGGGAAGGTTGACGGCAATACCTCTATCAGTCAACTCCTTGATATTTTGAGGCGTCAAAGCAAGACCCGGTTTTGTGATTTCATAATCAACACCTGTTTGTAATTTACAAGTACAAGGACGCAATTGCGCTTTTAAAATACGTTTAGCCATAATAGTAAAATTAAAAGTTAATATTTTTAGGATATAGCACCGCACGCTCTAGCGTGCTGATGTTCCGTCGACGGATACCAAGGTACTAGACGTTGCCAAGGGCTATGCGCCCTTAAGCGTATCCATCAGCGTTCAAACGCCACGCAGGCTTTTTTTAATACTCCTAGAATCAGATTTTTACAAACAATTTAAATCGCGCGCGCAAAAAATGCACGCACGAAGATAATATTATATAATTTTAATCTAACCTAGGAATAGCAACACGAGCAATCGGAAGTTTACACGTACAATCGAACCAAATTTGACCGTAGATTTTATCCGTTGTTTCGGTAACTGCAAACACATCAGTTACTTGTTCAGGGTCTACAAGCAAGAAACTTTGAGCAAGTTCCGGTTTTTCATTGAAAACACGGTGCATAAGGAAGTTACTCAAACTAGTACGAAACAAGCCATGAGCAACATCATACTTTTGTGCATACTCATACCACGGGCGATTATAACCGAAGGTTTCGGTAAGAGAATCCGGATTCGCATTATACGCCTGAATAGGACAGACCTCATTATATTTAATAGGTTGGAAACCAATCAAATTAAATTCAGGTTGATAATGTTCCATGAGACCACGATAAGTGAAGTGTTTAGGCAATAACTGGGTATAAACAGGTAACGGAGTAACAATAAGAATACCCATAATAATAGACTCTTCATCACAGAAGCACTCTATATTAGCGTTAGATTCACCACGAACACCAGCAAGACCGGATTGAGAACCAAGAGCGGTAGCATAATCACCAGAACCGGATACAGCATTTTGGTCTACTACTTGGGTAACACTGTTAACATCAATATCACGAGAAACACCGCCAAAAAATTCAGGAAGAAGTAAATCAGCATAACGAACCTTTACAGCAAAACGACCTTCAACGATGTCTTTATAGGAATAACCTTTGCGCATATTGAGTTCCAAAAATTTTTGGTAACAATTTACCATACGTAAGTCCGGAATAGAAATACCGGAGGTAGCCAAATCATAAAGGCTACGCGCCTGGCGAACGGCTGTACCGTTATCAAGTTCAAGATACTCAACACCTTCAAGACCTTCATCAGAAGTTTTAAATGAAAGACCATACTTTTTGCCGTCTTCATCTACAAGAGCAGTTTTGACAAGTTCAGTGCGAGTACCATCATCATTTGAAACAGTTTGGGTATAAGTAGTGATACCAACAAGCGGGGCATTACCTTGCTGTGGAGACTGAACAGCAGTAGTTAGGAAATCTTTTTCCCAGTTAGCATAACGAAGTTCATACAATGTATCGTCAGCACCTCCGGCATCATTCGGAATCCAAGTATTATACTGTACTTGACCGTTCAAATAGTAAGGATTATTACGGTTATCACGGATAAAGGAATTATAGATACCTTCATAAGCACGGAAAGCATAAGCAAGGATTTTTTGTTGTTTGTCCTTATTTTTCGAAGCAGAATTATACCAAGGAGAAAAACCAAGAGTGAGCTCACGAGAACCAATAGAATTATAATTCAAAGAAAAGGAATCAAAACCAGATATACGCCAATTACCATTATCAGCTTTAGAAACAGTACCGGCAGTACCTTGAAAGGCAAGAATAAAAGTTTTATAAGACTCATCAATACTAGGAAAACCTGTAAAAGTAAAAGAATTACCATTCTTAACACCTTCAAAAATTCCAACAAACAAACCCTGTTTATCATAGAACGAAGCAACAACAGAAAAAGGAGCAGTACCGGAACCATTTAAAGTGAGCGTGAAACTTGAAAAAGGAGTAGTAGGAACATTAACCAACAAACCAAAACAATCAGTAGCAGAACCAGCAGTAGAAGAAGGCAATATATTACCAAATCTATCCTGCAAAGAAGTTAAATCAGCACCAAAACGATAAAGATAAGGAATAGAATCACCAGAAGGATGAGGTAAATAATCAAAATTAGAACCATACTCACCAACAAATGTAGTAGGCAAACCAAGATAGTCACCGAGAGAACCAGTAGAACCCATTTTTTTTAGACGTTCCTCTGTATTAATATTCAAATAAGGTTCTTCAAGACCTTCACGGAAGTTACCGACAAAGTCTTTATAGTCTTTCCAAAGAGCACGCAGAGGATAGCGGAAGAATGAAATACGAGCCTTCATACGAGTCTGAATAGGAAATACCATAGGCATAAACTGGAGACCAAAACGAGGATTCACACGGAAAGAAGTCTTAGCAGGTACAAGGTCACAGAAAATAGGAGTAATACGACCAATCTGAGTAGTCAAGTTGTTAGCATGAGACCAGTCAAAATTATTAACTTTTACATCATTATCGACGTCAAGGGTAGCATCAAAAATATCATCAGCCATTATTAAAAGTTTTTAGGGTTAATATTTATGTGAGTTGAATCAACAGACGAGGTAGACGTTTGTTCCGTCTTTTGAGTACTATTCGAGTTGTTTTTTGATACGGATAGTGAAATCGTGCAAGCGGTACTAAGTACAATAGCCGATACCGTAGTGATGAGAGTACAGATAGCGGTGATGATAGCTTTAATTTGTTCATTTGTCAATTTCATTTGGAATAATTTTAAATTGTGGATTAGTAATTTGTTCATATTTAGCTAGAAACAGCTTATCAGGGTTAAAACGCGTCAAATTATCACGTAGTTTTTCAGCCTTGCGGATAGTATCAAATTCACCAAGGAAGAAAGAAGTAATACGTTCTTGAGAGGCACGGTAGAGTACATCAATAGTAACTTTTAGTAAGTATTCGGGTTCTTGTTTAGCCATTAGTCAGTAATCAAAGTAATTATACAAATGTATTGGGGAAGAACGTTAATAGACTTAGCTATTTTTTGAGCTTCGACAACAGTAATACCAAAGAGAGCAAACGCATTAACAGGTTTAAGAATAGTAACACGACGACCAGCAACAACAGAAGTAAACACATAACTTACAGAGAAATCGAAATCACGCTTTTCTTCAAAAGCTTGTTTCATGTTGTATTTTTTACATTTTTTCATATTAAACATTAATTATAGGGATTATCACAATAGTGCCAAGTAACATTAGAATATTTCCGTTCGTATTTTGAAAGATGTTTTTCAAACTCTTTATAGGTACATTCCAAATAAGCACATAAACACTCATTTTTAGTATCATAAGTAATACAGAACCATTGCTTTTTTTGTGAAGTTTTTGCAGCCATAATATTAAAAATTTTAATTATTATAAAAGAAAACCAGAAATGTTCATTTTCCATAAATAGTTCGGTATTATCTTTATCATTACAGGACGATTAAACTTATAGCCGAAGCCAAGTGCCTAATTACTCACTATTAGTTTTGCATCTCTGATTTTCACGCTACAAAGATGGGAATAATATATATTATGTTTAATTAAAAAATGCATATTCCCTCAAATGTATTTTTTGATTATCTGGATTATAAAAAAAGAAGGTTACTATTTCTAGCAACCTTCCTTCCTTTTTCAAGACTTATAATTTTCCTGAAAACGATTACTTCATAAGCTTATCAATTTCTTCAAATTCAGGTCCCATATTCAAGTTATAGTAAACTCTATAAAGACCTTGTAACCATAAATCTTGTTGATCAGGTTTCAAAGCTCTAGCTTTTTCATAGAATGGTTTAGCTTCTTCGTAGAATTTCTTAACTACAGCCTGTGCTTCAGCATATTTAGGATCATTGATATCTGTTGTTGCTTTATCAGCATAATCCTGTGCTTTCATCAAATATACCAAACCCACATTTGAGTATGCTTCTGCATATTCCGGATCAGCCGCAATAGCTTTCTTGTAGTATTCAATTGCATTATCATATTCTTTCATATTATGATAAAGATATGCTTTTACATACAAATACAACTTATTATTCGGATCATTAGATAACATTCTATCAGCAAACTCCATAGCTTTTGAGGCTTGATTAGAGCTATTATAATAATCAACCAAATTAGCAAAGAAATAATCATTTCCAGGGAACTTTAGGATACCCTCTTCCAAAGATTTAATCCAAGCAACAGTATCACCTTTAGCTTTATAAGCATCAGCCATCAATTGCATTGCAAATTTACCTCCGTCCTTATCAGATAAAGCCATTGGGGCATACTTAATAATTGCATCTTTATCACCTACCCTATCAGCAGCCAATGTAGCATAATATGCAATTTGTGGGATAAGAGTATCATTCTTAGCCAATTCTTTATCAGCTAGCATTGGATATGAAGCTGATTCAACATATGTTGCAAAGAATTTCAAAGCTTCTTTATTCTTATCCAAATTAAAATACTGAATACCACCATTAATCAAATTAGAACGTTCAGCCAACATACTTGACGCGTTTGATTTCCGGTATTTGTTTTTAACTTTCCCCTTTTCATTAGGTATTTCCGCTAATTCATCACACTTAGTATAGTACTCATACATTTTCAGTATACTATTATATACTTTCAATGTATCATACGGTTTTTTCAAAAAAGCATTTTTCATTTGCTCTTCGTTGATACGTCTCTGAATAAATCCAGCAACGTCCCATGTGTCAGCAAGATCCTTCGTTTCAGGATTCTTCATAGCTTCTTTAATAAGCTGCTCAGCCTGCTTAAAATTAGGTTTTACGTCATTAGCCATACTCTTTGCTTCTTTCACATTTTTCATCTGTGCGAATGAGAAGCTAACAGCCATCAATAAAACCATCGAAAATAATACTCTTTTCATGATTGTTGTTTGATTAATTATTAATATTATGT